GGTGGACGCGGGTTTCGCGGACGAAATAGGCCAGCCCGCTGCTGCGGCGGCGCTTGCCGACGCGCGCACTATCGCGGCAATGCGCGCGATGTATGTCAATGTGCCGGATGAGCTGGACGCGGCGCAACCGGACGAGGACGAAGGGGAACAAGCAGAGCACACGGACGAAAGCGAAAGTGAAAGTGAGGGGGAACCGGAGATGGAGATAAAGGACATCACCCTAGAGGCTTTGAGAGCGGAGAACCCGGCGCTGTTGGGGGAAATAGAGGCGGCGGCTGTTAAAGCGGAGCGCGAGCGGTTAGATGAAATCGACGCGCTGACGCTGCCGGGTTATGAGGACATGGCGGCAAAGGCTAAAGCGGACGGGCTGAGCGCGGTCGAGTTTCAAAAACAGATCGTGGCGGCCCAAAAAAACAAGGGTAAAGAGTTTTTAGCGGCCCGCAAAGCGGAAACCGAGCCCGCCGAGGCGGTCAAGGGCAGCGCGAGCGAGGGCACGAAGGCCGCCAAAAATCCTGACGCGCTGGGCAAAGAGATCGCTGACATGGCGGTTGAGTTCAATGGTATCGCCGGTGACGGCGGCATGTTTTAATGCGTAATTCGCAATGCGTAATGCGTAATTATGGGGAACGATTTTTCACAAAGGAGTGACGGAAATGCCTACGATGTACAAGGTTATCGGGCGCAGTGACCCGACTTATCTGTTGGAAGACCCAAAAGATTTAGACGTTATTGCCGTGCCTATGGAAATGGGTAACGGCGTAGTCCCGCGCGGTTGCGTGGCGTACCGCAAAGATACGGGCTTCTACGCGCCCGCTACAGCGGACGATATCGTTGAGGACAGCTACCTTGTGGTGCTGGATCAGGACGTAGACACCGATGTGAGCGAGACGGCGCACGATGACGCGCGCGCGTTCCGAGCCGCGCGGCTGATTCGCGACCGCGTGTACCTCAAGGACGGCGAAGAACTGACCTGGGCGCACGCAAAAATCATGAGGAAACAAAATTTGTTACTCAACCCGATGATGGACGACGGAGAGGAGGCGTAAGAGCAATGCCTTTAGATATTTATTCAACCCGGGCGCAGCTCGCGGCCATAGACCTAATGCCGCGAGAATACACTTTTTTGTATGACCATTTCGTTCAGGATATGGGGGCGGTAGAGGACATCAAGGCGATATATGACTATCGCAAAGGTGTCAGGCAGATGGCTCCGATCGTACATGAGGAAGCGGGCGGCGTGCTCATGAGCAGGCAAGGCTACGAAACCCGCGAGATCGGCTTCTGTTGGATAGCGCCCGAAAGAATCATCACCAATCCCGATATTGTCGGGAGGGCGTTCGGAGAGAACATTTTAGGGTCTATGACCCCCGAGCAGCGAGCGAAGAAAATGCTAGCCAAGGACCTTACCGAAATGCGTCAGGCGATCCAGCGTCGGCGCGAGTGGATGGCGCGCCAAGTGCTGCTGACGGGCAAATTAGAGGTGTTCCGCTATACCAACGAAGGGCGGGACAAGGTAACCACGAAGTACGCGGACTATGAGTTTACAAACTACTATACGCCGCTTACAGCGTGGGACCAGCCGGGCGCGAAGATACATTATGACATGGAAGCGATGTTCGACACGATATTTGACGGCTTGGGCGTGCCGGAGATCATACTCATGTCGCCCGACGTGGCGCACATTTTAATCAATAACTCTGATTATATGAAATTCATGGATATGAAGAACGTGGAAATGGGCGAGATAACTACAAGATATCGCGGCCAGGGCCTTCGTTTCTATGGATACAACCCTGATGGAATAGAAATGTATTCCTATGCGGGCAAATTTACCGATGACGACGGCACGATCCAGCCGTGCTTGCCAAAGGGCACGCTAATCATGGGTTCGCGCAATATGCTCAGGTGTCCGCACGGCCCCGTTACGCAAGTTGAGGGCGAGGGCGCGAACGCCGAGCACAGAACCTATATCAAAAAAGAGGTTCCGCGCAGGTACGGTAGTGAGCAGGGCAACGCGGTTAAAAACCGCCTGACCTCATGCCCGACTATCATCCCCGTCAATGTTGATGGCTGGGTCGTGGGGAAGGTGACTACCCCATGAAGTATACAGCGTTGCACCATATAGGGGCCAACAATGCCCTGTACGCGCCGGGCGACGTGATAGAGGTTGAAGATTCCTACGCGCAGCGGTTATTGCAACAGGGGTCAATCAAACCGATGGACGCTGGCGGCGTGACACCGGAGCCCGAAATAAGGATCGAGGTGCCCGTAGAGGATATGCCGCGCGCCGTTGCGACAGATGAAACCACCAGCGAGGAGCCACCAGTGATCGACGTGATGGACGGAGTGAGCGGCGGGAAGAACAGTAAAAAACGCGGCGGGTGACGCTATGGCGCTAAAGGACAGGACGCACGCAGACTTCATGCGTGTTTTTTTTAATGAGGACCAGTTCGGCGAGCGGCACACATGGAACGGTGTGCCTTTTGTTTGTGTGACGGACGATGAAACGGCGCTGAAGCGTAAAAACAATAACGTCGTCGATGTTTCTTGGGACAACAACACTGAGGAGACGGTAGTGTACGCACAAGTAGAGGGTTTTCCCGGGCGCGTCGTCCCGAACGAAGAAATCTACTTTGACGGGCGGCACATGCGCATTTTACAGGCGCAGCAGGACGTAGGTATGTACACAATTTTACTTGTGGACAACGTAACAAAGGCGGTGGGCATTCAGTGAGAACGCGTGAGCGGCTAAACGGGTTGAGGGCGTGGCTTCAAAGCGAGGTATGTGAAGGGCGCAAGTATAAGGCGCGCCCTATTGACGGAGATATACGAACGATCATTTACCAAAAGCCGCGCGTGTTCTTGGGCTGGGCCCCTCGCAGACCGGGCCAGAGCGAAGATGACGATCCTATAAGCGTACTGCCCTCGATCTTGCTCATGCCGAGCGTAAGCAAAGGCAAACTTCAGGAAGAACGCCGGTTTGATAAATACCGGAATATACAGCGGCCCAAAGATTTAGGGCAAACGCTGGCGGTGCAAATGCTTTTCGGCATTTACGAACCGGGCACACGCTTACCCGGTTTTTCCGGTTGGGATGAGGACAGCAAAGAACTCCATATCGACCTGATCCGCGAGGGCACGGAAGAAGGTCTTTTTACGCTGTACGACTGGGTAGATGATTGCATTACGAAGCTTTTGGGGCGTAAGGCAATACCAAATACTGATTTGTTTCTGAACGAAGAGACTGTCGAGTATTCGCCTTATACGGATCGCTATTTTATCGTGGACAAAAGGCCGTGTTATTACGCTTTTGTCAACGCGGAGTTTTGGTGTTACGCGGATGAGGGGCCGGATTCGGCGCTCGAAGCGATTTTGAATTAAGGGCGGATATGGAATCCGCCCCTACAGAGGGGGATAAATATATGGAGTACAAACACGGCGCATACGGCGTGATACAGGGCACGGGCGCAAGACAGGCGGCGCAGGGGGCGCGGGCGGTGGTATACGTCGGCACGGCCCCCGTTCACCTGACAGCAGGCGGCGCAGGGCGGGTGGGTACGCCCGTAATAGCGCGTGATATGGCGGCGGCTAAAAACCTGCTGGGCTACTCTGACGATTGGGCGAGCTACACGCTGTGCGAGCCTATGCGCGCGCACTTTGAGCTCGCCGGAGCGGGCCCGCTGGTCTTTATCAACGTGCTCGACCCGATGAAGCACAAGGCGGCGGCGGGTGGAGATATCAAGGTCAAAACAAGCAACGGCAGAGCTGTTATAGCCGAAGCTGAGAACATTTATCTGGACAGCATACAGGTGACGGGCAAGGAAGCGGGCGTTGACTTCATGGCGCGCTACGACCACGCGAGCCGCTCAATAATCCTGCAAGAACTCAAAGCTGGTGGGCTGGGCGGCGAGCCTGAGATCACGTATACCGTGATTGACCCGTCATTAGTGACCGATGTTGACATAATCGGCGCGACAGACGGGCAGGGAATCAATTCGGGGCTGTACGCGGTCAAGAGCGTTTATCAGCTTACCGGCATGATTCCAAGTGAATTACTCTGCCCCGGCTTTAGTTCCTCTCCGGCGGTGCATAAGGCCATGCTGGAAAACCGTCGCCATATAAATGGTCACTGGGCCGCATACGTGCGCGCGGATTTACCCATAATGGACGGCGGCAATCCCATAACGCTATACGGCGCGCGCGCGTGGGCCGACGCAAACGGATATAGCGACCCCGGCGAAACGATATATTTCCCGCTGGCGACGGGGCTTGACGGCAGGAAATACCACTTGAGCGTGCTCGCGGCGGCCAACTTGCAGCTCATTTTAGCCGCTGAAGGCGGTATTCCGTTCAAATCGCCAAGCAATACGGAGATTCCGATAAGAAATCTCTACTTCGGCCCGGGCAATGAGGGGCGCTTGTGGGACGACGAGATGATAAACAATAACTTGAACTCAAAGGGCATAGCGTCGGCGGCGTTTGTGTCCGGCAGGGGGGCGATCTGGGGGCCACATGCGGCTGATTACGACTACGCGCGCAGCGAGCCGGAAGGAACCTTTGAGACCACCAGAATGATGCTTTACTACTTGTCGAACGATTTCCAAACCAGACGCGCCCGCGACGTGGATGAGCCAATGTCCAGAAACGATCTGAGCACCATGATCGCCGAGGAACAGGCCAGGATTGACGCGCTCATAAAGGCTGGCTGTTTGGCCAGCGGAACAGTGTTTATCAAGTCCGACGAGATCGCGCGGTCTGACATGCTAAAGGGGGACTACGTGTTTTCCTTCAAGGTTTCTACCGTCCCGCTGGGCAAGAGCCTCACGGCGGATATCGCGTGGGATTCGGAAGGCTTCGCGGCATATTACGAGTAAGTAGGGGGAAAAATCAATGCCTAAACATATTTACAATAATGTCGTAGGGGAGCGCGCGTTAGACAGGGGGATCACCGTCGAGGACGTAACCACGATAACGCTGCCTTCTCTTTCGCACCCCACGACACAGATTCAAAAAGTCACGGGGCTTTACGCCGATTTGAACATCCCCGACGATAACCGGTTTGAGGCGATGGAAATGTCTATCGCGCACAATAACGGGCTCAATTGCCGGACGCTGTCGGAACCGGGCATACATCACCTTGAATTCCGCGTAGCGCGCCAGCGGTTTGACACGATTGACGCGAAGAATGAATTGGAGAGCGTCAAGGTAATGGCCA